TGATTATATGCTTTGCATTTCAGCCTTTTCTGTTCTTGCGTTTCTCTTTCTATTTTCATATTAATTATTTTATATTTCAAATGTTCGCCCGATCCGGTGTCCGAACGGACGGCCGGGTGGTAGGGGGGACGAGAGCAACTTGTGGCGTAGATAAGCTAAAGACAATACAGCAATACACCGCACGAACGGAGTATGTAGGATACTGCAATTCGTGAAATAACATCTATACTAACAAGAATTGTTGATGTTGTGCTTTTTAGTCCGTATTTTTGTCAGGATTCCCATCAATAAGTTCATCTAAGAAATTCGCTAACTGCTGGCCTCGTTTAACCACATTCTCTTCACCAACAGCATTATAAAGATATTTGATGTTGCTGGATGTCCCGACGAATATCAATCGTCCATTGCTGGTATCCTGCTTTTTCTGTTGCAATATTTGAGGTGATTGTTCCCCATGCTCAAATTCAACATAATACTGCTGTTCGGATATCTTGAACGCAATATCAGGGCCGTCAAGATGCTGGATATCTGCCATTATTCCATGTTGCTGTAACCATCCTGCGATTTGTAAAATCGTGCTGTAATGGTCAATACTCTGATTCATGACCATCTCCCCATTCAGAATATCGGTTTTAATCCATGCGCGGATAAGTCCTGACCCAATCGCTCTCTGTACTCGGCGCGGTTCATACCCAAGTTGAACTAAACTTGCATCATCTCCCTCAATCCAATCCTGCATGATCAATCCATGTTCAGTAACGAGGTTCAAAAGCCCGTCGTGAATTAACTTAATACCATCATGTACAGAAGCTATTTTCTTATTCAATTTCCCTTTGATTATTTCTTCTTCAAGCGTGGATGGTTTGAACTTGATCGGGATAACTTCTTCACCTACGAGTAGCAATCCTTCCCCGACACCTGCACTCAATAAGTCAGTTGTGGCATTCTCGTCAAGTTTGAAGAAGTCTTTCACAATATCTACAGTATCAGATCGCATATTTCCTAAGATTATACTAAGTGGCATATTGGTCCTGAACTCTTCCGAAAGATTGACCTTCTGTAGATCGGATGGTTGTTGCGTCATTAAATAAAGAGATACCCCAAAACTGCGTCCTGTTGTCAATGCTTTTAATAGGAACGTTGATAACCGTTCATTTCTTAAAAACTGTGCGCCTTCATCAACCATTAAAATAGTTCCCTTTTTGTTATCTGTCCTGAATCTCAATCCCATTAATCCAGTAACAAATACATTTAATGCACTTTTCAAACTCTCAGGTACTGCGGATAGATCACAAACCAGAAAATTATTTGAGATATCAATATTAGTTGGACGATTTAAAAAGCTCCATGAAGTAGTAAATAAAAATGATTTATCAGCCAATGCCTTTGCTGTAACCTCTTTAGGATTCTGACTATCTTCAAGCCATATCTCTCTCAAATCTAATAGAGTCGGCCAGTTTGTACATTTCTCCCAAGTTTCAGGGAATTGACGTACAATTCCTTTTCGTTTATAGGTTTCCATCAGGCTTTCAGAGATATAACTTGTCATATTGCTACTAAGTCCTTCAAACAATACTTCAAAGAACTGAGTCAATAACTCAAAATGATCATCAAATACTCTAACCATATCCCCATGAGACTGAGAATCATAAAGTATCTGGAGCGGGTTTATGTTTTTATCTCCAACCCCTATATCTATGACAGAACCATTGAAATATTCACATACTGCTCTAAAATCTGTTCCTGCATCACCCTTCGGCGTAATATATATGATTCTGCGTTGTAGCATGGTCAAATTACGCATAGCCAATATCATACTTGTAAACGTTTTCCCTGAACCAGTTGGCCCAACTATTAACATATGTCCACTTGAAAGGGTTTTTAAATTTATCATTACATCTTTCTCTGTTTTCAAATCCTGACCAAAAAGTAATCCACAATCATCACTGCGACTATTAACATTTCGTGTCCCTAATAATGCGCTCGTATGATAACTGAATAATTCACACCAAGTTTCTGGCAGGCTAAACGGGAAAGGCATGGCACTTACAAAAGTTTCCAGTTGTTTAAAATCAGGTGCTTCATAGTAAATTCGATTACTTTCCAGGACTACACGAACATGGGACTCAGCCGCCCTTAACTCAGTATTTGTTTTTCCAAAGAATATGATTATAAACGCTGTATGGAACATCTTTTGAGAATTTTTATAGAGTTCTTTATAATTCTGTGCAAAATCTTCCTCTTCAAAAATCTTCTTTAGAGGTGGTTGCTTATTCTTATCGTTTCCCTTCTTATCTCTAAAACTTTCTTGAGATACTTTATTATTATAGATAGCCAAATCCAACATTTTCATTGATGTTTGGTTGGGTATCGGGATTACAGTAAACGAATACGCAATCTTATACCCCTTATTAGAAAGTTGCATCAGGTTATCTACAACTTTCGGATTCAGGTCAGATGGATAACCGCCTAAATCTGACACCGGAGGAATCCCGACTGCAATACACCGTGCCATTAATTCATTATTGATTAATATGTATGTTGGATACTCAACGATAGACGCAGGTGCGATTAGACGTGGTAAAGAGTCCCAATATAATTCTTTATCTGCTTCCATGACTGCAACGTTAACTTTTCGTCTAAATTTACTCAAAAAACTCATAGTAATAAACCTCGGTTACTTAATATATCCATGAAAAACGCCTCCCAATAATCACGATTACCATTAACTTTAGAATTACATTTAAAGCATAAAGTAATCAAATCAGGAGTGCAATTAGGTTTATCATAATGTATATGGTGGCAATCGTGTTTGCGTCCATTTTCTTTTGCACCACACAATTGACAGGTATGATTATCGCGTTCTCGTATTCGTTCTTTCAATTGGTTGTTAAATTTAGGACAATATGGTTCGAAACTCGTTCCGCCATTCCAATTCGAATTTTTATCACCTACTCGTTTCTTTGCCATTTCAGATATTTTTTGTTTCCAATCATCCGAAAAGATTCTACCTTTAAGTGCTAATGATATTTTTGTGCCATAATTATTCGACACGTCCTTTCCATATATTGGATTCAGAGAACCTTTTTTACATTCTGATTGTTTTATTTTAGAATCTAATGAATGTTTTCTTCCTTTAAATGCGGGCTTTCTACCCTTTAAAGAATTTGATAAATTATTCCTGTGTTCTTCTGGACGAATTTTTCCAAACATAGGATGTTTGGCTCCGCTCATTAATTCAGATTGGTGTTTTTTCTGTTCGTCTGTACGGGGCACTCCAAAAAAAGGGTGTTTACTGCCAGCAAGTAATCCTTTGTGTGATGTGGACATCTTTCTGCGAGTTTCTTCGGAAAATGTTTGTCTTGCTCTGGCTTCCTTTATTTTCTTTTTTGTCTCTTCTGAATGATGTTTACCCTTTCGAGTTGATGGTTGTCCTTTTATAAATGTCATTTATCATTCCTCTTTTAAGCAAAGATATATATGGTTTCAATTACTAATATAGCTATCGGTAGCCAGTTTTTGATTACCTCTTTTAAGCAATCAGGTCTTTTCTACTGGCTATCAGATACTAATCTGACTCATCAGTTGTCTGTACACACGACCAAGTTCATTTTTATTTTGGATTAATATAATATGACAATTTGCATTTGTCAAACGATCTATAATTCCTGGAAAAAATTGTTGTTTGGAAATATAAGCATCTTCGAGTGTTGCATGACCACCAAGACCCACAAAAATGTAATATTTCCACTCGATTACTGGTGTTGAATTCTCGGTTGATTCTGTATAAAGGCTATACAAATGCGCTTTCTCTTTTTTCGTGCGTCCTGGCTCGTTTAATGAAGCCAATAAAGCCTTTTCTAATGGCTTTCCGGCTGAATTGGTTGTTGTAGTATAACTCTTTATCATGATTTCTCCATGTAACGAATCCGCTAAAACCTTAACACGATTAATATGTAAATCCAATTCATCGTCAGATATTCTTCCGGGATCGCACTTAAGCAATAATCCATACTGTTTCCCTGTGAACTCAATTACACCAGCATCATGGAACTCTACTATCGGGACAATGCTTTCCATGAACTTCGCCGAAACCGCATACTTCGCAACAACATTCTGACCTCTGACACTCCTGATCAGGAATTTATACGCTAACCATGACCTCGTCAACATTGATGGCGAGCGCATGAACTTTGTAAAGAATGCAATCACAAGGAATAACAGGATAAGTATTGGAATCTTGTTTTTCGCTGAGAACAAAGTGGTTATCAGTATCAGACAAGTGATTGCCATCACAATCAGAACCAGGACATACCTGATCGGCAAACCCTGATATTCCTCTTGAATTCTTCTTAAACTTTTGGGCACTGCGTTATTACTCATAATGCCCTCCCTGCTATTCCTACCATTCTGGCTATTGTCCCATATCCGAAAACGAGTATGATCCCAATTAGCAGAAGCAAAACCATGAGCGCTAAGAACAGTGAGATTTTATATGTAATCATTGCGACCGGTAATGCAGTGATGAGCATAACCCCTACTGCCGCCACAAATATCATAATCGGCTGCATGAATACAAGAAGCAAAAAGTACATGAAGATATGCCTGACCAGATTTTGAAGTGATGGAATTAAATACAAAGCAGCAAGCATAAGTCCACCGGCACAGAAAACCACAATAACAATATTCCTGATACTCATTATTATGGATAGTAATAAATAAGTGATCGCCATACAAAGATAAACTACAATATTCTCAGGCGTTGCCGGGATCATGGTCAAGGCTGTCGTGGATAACAGGGCAGTCACCACATAACATAATTGCAGGATTGTATATAATCCGAAATATGTAAGGAGTGGGAAAAGTATAGCAAGCGCTACATTGGATATCCATTGCTTAATCTCAAAATTGCTACTATATCGTCCCGAATCCAGCCAGGATAACTGTTGCATTAATGAAGGGGATAACGTGGATAACAAAGCAAATCCACCACCTGCACAGATATACATGATCGCAATTACTACAAAGAAAATAAGTGAAGTCCCCCACCAATCTTTTACAAAATCCAGAGTAAATGGATCGACCGTATAAGAAAGCATATTTACAATTAATGAACTTGTTTCTGCCCGGTTCACCACCGTCCCGTTCCCGCTCAGGTCAATCATCGAGTCACCGATGGAATAAGTGAATAGGTCAGCCCCCCTCTTAACCGCTGCTGCCGCTACTTCATCGACTGCGCCCATGTGTCACCTTCAAATATAATGCCCTGTTCTGATTTTGTGAATGTTATGGTGTGTCCTGTTGGGGTTCTGAGGATAATTACCGTTGCCATATCTCGATATGTACCGGAAAGAGGGATCTGTGGGAAGTACCGATCTTCATAGAATACTCCGGTAAATGTCCCATCAGGATACAGTGTCAGAAATTCAGTATAGTTCTGTGGCGCTGCATGAACATATGTCCGTTCTGCCCGTTCCGCCATGCACCCGGATAACAGGGCGCATATAAATATAATAATTATTCCGATTGTATATTTCATAATTGTATCCTCCTTATTAGGTATGTTGATGAATAGAATAACGTCCCGACAATCCCAAGAAAAACTATTAGAAGCGGATTAAATACTATTTTCTCAGGCTCATAAGTCACTGTTGTAATGTTGAACTCCGCCGGATCCGCGCGAGTAGTTCCGTATATGTCCGATACTATGATCTCGATTTGAGAATAATTCATCTCAGATATGTTCGTATTGATAAGAACAGAATTACCGAATCGTCCAATATCCTGACCATGAACTTCCCATGTATCAAGAGGGGTGATATTGGCGTAATATATCCCCTTCTCAGTTCGATTAACATGATAAGTTTTTAGTGTATGAGTTACTGAATTGTTACCATATCTGATACTGATCTTACTTGCATTTGGTTCCTGCACCTGAATGGCTATCTTTTGCTCGATGGTATTATCATATTCAACTATGTTTATCCCTGGTGTGTGGACCTTATCGAATTGATCCGGGATGATTTCAGTATCTGTAAACGTCGCTGATTCTGTAACATCTTTTCGACATCTACTACAAGTTTCCGTTCCTTTCTTGTCTTTTTTGCACCTACAGGAATAATAATAATGCCAACATAATTTTACATAAAGATGTGCTGTTATGGTGTTTCCTGACTTAGATCGAGTAACGGTTTTACTAATACTATCTACGGTTCCTGGTGGGCTTGCTGTTGCATCATATTGAACGATTACAAGGTCTGTAGGGTTGCCTTGAATGAAATATTTATCATTCTCCCTGCTAAGATTGCGAAATCCCACTACGTCTATCCAGGCTTTGATATAGCCACTTTCCTGCCACACTACCGCAGGATTGCCGGAGGAATATGGGAGTTCCGAAATGTCAGTGATATACTGTTCATTGAGAATATCGAAAAGCCCTGCTGTGGCTATCTGTGGTAAAAGAATTGTTATCACTAACAATATCTTTATCCCGCAATCCATAAGAGCAATCCGATTATTACTGTCGCAAGGAACACAACACCTATCGTTATTAGAACAGCACTAACGCCTTCAGTTCTGGAACCTACATTTCCTGTGATCGTTGCCAAGGTTGCTTTGGCGCCACCAAAGAACGTCCCAAGAATAGCAGAAATTACAAGAACCACAAATGCGATACCTATGATCCACATTATCTTTTCTTTTATTCCCGAATCAAGTCCTCCCCATGCACCAGAGAATGTCGGCATTGTGAAGTTACCGGCTGCCATGACAGGTAACGCCATTGCGCACAATGTCAATACTGTATATACTATTGGTTTTATTTTCATATTGTTTTACCTCATTACATTAGTATAGGCACGTACCCATATATACCTATGCTAACATATGCGCATGAATACTTTAATATACGCACAGGTACAATTTACTACTGTTATGATTTGCAAATTGACTTGGAAAAATAATAATAAAAGTACAGCAGTAATTTCAGTAAGGGAAATAAAAGCTGAAGAGATTCCCTGGGAGGACGGGGAAATATTACTTGCCAGATTCGATAAAGAAAAGGGATTATTGATCATGAAACCTGAACAAGAATTTAAACTATGAATGATCCAAATCTAAGCCAAAAAGGGTGGGAAAAAAGCTTCAGTCTTGGCTGTCCACCCAAGTTTTTAGATAGTCAACAAATTTCAAGACTACCAGACATGCTGTACCACCAGTACCTCGCAGAACCGGGTGGGGAAGCACCAGCCTTCCGGCAAGTCGCATGTACCACACACTTTGCCGCTGTTCGCGCAGCGATCACAGAATTGTTTTATTTTTTCCATTATATCCTCCGGTTTGTTTCATTTCTCAGGTGTTTCATTTCTCAAGTTCATCTCTATATGAACACTGGGGAATCTCCCGGCTTTAGCCGTGGGAGAGGGTTCAAATGCTATGAAATGCACTCTCTTTTAGCGAATCGTGCCCGCACTGATTCAGGAAGCAGTGGATGAATTTCTGTTCCCTGAAAAGGTTTTGCGCCCGTCCTGTCTTGATGTGCACAGCGGCGCGGGATGTGCACTCAAACAGCTTTTTAGCTATCTCCCAACCGTCCTTGCCGAAGTTTCCGATCTCGTCCTTATAATCTGTATCGATCTTGATCTTGTTGCCCTGTAGCACATCTATTTTGCTCTGGTGTTCCCTGAATGTCTGGTTCAGCCATGTATTGAAATCTGTTGAGTATGTTGAATCGCAAACAGGATATTGGCAACTCCATGAATCTGTGCATTCCATCCTGAGTTCCAGGCAATCGTCTATCTTCTGGCAGTTCTCTATGAAGAAATGGAAGGTTTCGCAGTATTTATAATCATCGCAGTATTTTATGAAGGCGTCCAGAAACGAATACATCTGCTCTTCGTTCTGGAAAATCTCTAATGGTATAATAGCCCTTATCCACATTTATGTATTCTCCTTTGCCTGAATGTTCTCCTTTTCTTCAGGTGGTCCAACAACCAGGTCAAAAATATATATCCCACGGGTCCCGTGAATAAGCCTAACAGTATTCCGGCTGATGCCACTGCGTACCAGCCCATCGAATGCCGCGCCATCATCTACCTCTTGTTTATCTCATGACCGGATACTATCCGCATGCATCCTTTGTTCCGCTCCTCCTCGATTTTGACGGTATTTTCCAATTCGTCAATT